CTTACTATGCGCAAACAGCCGGCGCAATACAAGCAGCCTGGGAGCTTAGGCACAAACCTGTACCATCGATTGCGTGCAGCCTCCCAGAGATAAACAGTAAGTACAAAGACATCCGCAAATGGACACGCGAGGAGTTCATTGCTGCACAACCATCAACCAAGCGGAAAAAATACCTCGGCTTTCTTGACGCGACTCACACGCCGTCTAACATCATCAAGACATTTGTCAAGAAAGAGAAAATCGCAATCGATAAGTACAGAGCCCCCAGAATGATCCAGGCGAGGAATCCATATTACACCATGGAACTGGGGAGATATACAAGACCGCTAGAAGAGATGATGTTGCTCAAGGACAAGCAAAGCGGCCGATTCAATTACGCCAAAGGTTTAACACCTCGTCAACTGGGACGTACATTTGAATCGAAAACAAACAAAATGAGACGACCGTTATACATTTGCATGGATCATACCACGTTTGATGCCAGAGTGAATGCTGAACACCTCAGTCACGTACATAGGTGGATCAGAAGACATTACCCGGGAGATAGAGAGCTGGATGGATTGCTCAAGGGTCAAATAAACAATGTCGCGGTTAGTTTTCAAGGGAACGTGTATAAGTGGAAGGGAACCATAGCAAGCGGTGATATAACAACTTCATTCTATGGTTGCCTGATCAATAAGCTCATGCTGCAAGACGCCCTTCTTGCAGCTGGTGTCCGAAAATTCGAGCTAATGATCAACGGAGACGACAGCATCGTGATAACAGAGAATCGATACAAACACCTCATATCGAAATTGCCTCAATTGTTATTAGAGCGTAACAACATGCTCACTAAAATCGACTTGGTAACAAATGACCCAGCGGAAGTCGAATTTTGTCGTATGCTTCCCCGCCAGGACAACAGCGGGAACATCATGTTCGCCATCGCGAAGGAGCGACAGGAGAAAGTCTATGGTATGACTCATAAAATATTCAATACAGACCTCAATACATACCAGAAAGACATCGCCCTTGCAAACATGATGATCTACCGTAACACACCACGATATGGTACATTTGAGCGTCTGTACAACGAGAGATCGGC